TTTTTTGTAACGCTTCCTAAACTTTTTCATAAAAAGTTGAAAGTCGTTTACATCAACCGACCAAGGATTATTACGTTGTTGTAACATTTCGTTATTAAATGTTAACGTTATAAAACAATTATCTTTATGTGATAAACTTTCTAGCTGGCATCTTAATGCCCAGCTTCTTGCATAGTTTAATCTACAACCTATACACTTACTACATGGTAAGTTGAAAGGTTTGTTTATCATGTGGTTTGGTGGAGGGTTAAATACCATTTTACCCTCATATTTCCATGCTACTAGAGGGTTATAACATGGCATTTAGATTCTATAGCCTCCACGCATCGGCTTTATATTATTTTTTCTGTTTACTTTTCTCGCAGTACGAGAAAATATTTTTTTGCTTTTACTTCTACGCATTTTTTTTCTATACATAAATTGCTCCTTTGGTTAGGTGTCAGTTAGCACGTATTACATCAAGTAGTAATACGTGCTACTAATCTGGAACTGTCTGAGCTGTTGATGGCTCCACAGCTTCCAGATTAGTATTATCATCTGGCATGGCAGATGATTGTTGTGGGTTTAATAAACCCATTTCACGCATACCCTGTTCATTATCAGGGTTGCTTGCATATTTAAAAAACTCGCCTGCGTCGTTTTTAAATTTTTCTCTAATTTCTGATGGTATATTCAGAAATTCTTTTTGCGCTTCTTGTATTTGTATCAGCGCATCGCTCAAATCTGTTATTTCGCTGAAATCGCCGTATATGGCGTTTCCTCGGTGTATATGATCTATTACACCGTTACGATCATGTGATCGTATTATGTTATTTATTTCGCTTTCGTCCGCGAAATGTTGCTGGGTCATGCTTTCCCCAGTTGTATTAAAAAAGCATGGTTTTTTTGGGTTTGTATATGGTGTATAAAACTCTATTACATTATCTTTTTTTGGCATACTACTGTCCTTATTTTATATATATTTTTTCGCCAGTTGATTTATTATGCCAATAGGCATTACCTTTGTTTGGTAATCTTAATTGAAAACCAGCTTTATTTAATGTTTTGGCATCCATTGAACCCTCATATTTGGGGTTCATTTTATCTTGAATGTTTTCTTTTATGTTTCGTAACATTTGTCCAATACTGCTAGAGCCATCTAGTCCAGTGTTGCCTATTTTGTTTATTACATTTGTGTTAGCAAACTGGGGTCCAACCCCAATTTTGCTAAACGCTTTTACATCTAAATCTGATAATTTAGCTGTATTTCTTAAAACTCTAGCGTTATTTGACGCTTGCATTGCTTGTACTGCTGTTTGACCCATATTTTCTGGATTGTAGGTACTCCCAGTAGGTGTACTGGCACCGCCTACTTTACCAGCTAGTATTGGATTCAAACCAGCTTTACGCATATCATCCATTGTTCTTTGATATGCTGTGTTTGACATTCTTTCTTGAAATGCCATTTGTCTAGCTGATGCTTTTCTTGCTTCTTTATTGCGGTATAAACCGCCTATACCACCTAATAAGCCACCAAAGACGTCACCAGCTCCAACTCCTAATGCTTTACCTATTTTGCCAAACATTAGAAGTGACTCAATAGAGCAGGGACGCTATATGTTGGCATTGGTCTAGCTGTTTTAAATTTAAAGTACATATCTAATAACAAGTCTGGTTCTGTATTTACCGCTGTTATTCTGTCCACAGGTGGGTTTTCTTCTATAAATGAAGAATTTAATGCTGGTAGTGACCCAAAGTTTTGGGCTAAATGCCAGCTATCTAATGTACCTGTTGCATTACTTCTAAATTTTCCTGTTACTTGTGATGGTTTATATCTGTATTCGGCATATCTTTCCTGATAACCGAATGTTAGGTCGTCTGTTGCCGTACCTTGTGCGTATATTTCTTTGTTTAATATACTTTGTTCGCCTAAGTGGGCTAGGGCAGGCCAATAATAATCATATCTTGTTCTTTTGCTAAAGAACCTATTTATACCTTGCTGATATGTTAAATCGGCAAATACTGCCACTAGTCCTATTACACAACAGTGTTCTGTAAAGGATTTTGTAAAACTGTGTCCTGTAAAACCAGTTGTTGCAAACCCTGACATATTACCTTGTGGTGTTGTTGAATCTGTTGAACTTGTTTGCGCTATTGGATTTACATTTATATAGCTTTTTCCACCGCCCAGAAACTCTGGACGGTCTAATCTCATGTCAGGCGAGGTCACATTAAAGTGACCTTGTATTATTTCTTTGTATCGTGTACCGCCTCTGGCGTCACGTTCTAATAAGCCTTGTATTTGAAAGGCTTCTCTTAATTGGTTTATTGTAGCTGATGTTGCTGTTGATAAATCAGCATATAATCCGTCAGTAATTGAACTAGGAGTATTTAATGAAACAAGATTACTTGATGCTGAACTTGCATACATAGAAACTTTACTACTTTGAGCAGTTGAATAAATACCAATATTACTATCAATAGCGCCATCGTAATTAACTGGTGCTGTAGTTCCTAAAGGTAACGATACTGCGTTACCTTTTTGAGGCCATGGTAAGGCACTAGTAAAATAATCATGTCTTTTACCTCTTTTTTGTATTGTATAGTTAGATAAAGTATCTGGACCATCTCCTTTATCTACTGTTAAACTATTTTGTAAATTTTCGTCACGAAACCATTCGTTCCATATTAAATTATAGCTTCTTCCTGCTAAATTATTGAAATTTATATTTGCTACTCCAGTTGGTAAACCAAAGTAGTCAAATAATGTTTCTTCTGCTACTGTTACGCCTTGTATTTGTGGCGTCATATAGTCTGTACTATCTCCGGGATTAACTTGTTCTCCGCAAAACTTTTCCCAGTTATCCCATATAATTCTAAATGGGACACTGAAGAAAAATGTTTGGACGTAAAGATTATCCATATAAGGGTTTATGGGTGTTGCTAAACGTCCAAATCCGTTAGCATCTAAGTCAAATGTATCACCGGGCAAAGCCTCATCGTAAAATATAGGATATAATTTACCAGCATCTATTGTAGTTTTTAATCCATGATCTCTATTAAAAACTGATCTTTGTATCTCTGCTTTAGGACTTCTGCTGAAGTCTTTACTAAGTGTTGTTGGCTGGTTACCTGATTTTCCGAATATTGACATTTGTTATTCCTTTGGTGTTATTTCGCTTAATTCCATAACTGTGTCTGCTTTATCGCAGAATATATAACCTGTTTTGTCGTTCCATAATCCGACACTAGTTAATACAAAATTATCTGGAAATTTTGCGTATGGGCTTGTTGGGTTTGATTGCATTAAGTCTTGAATACGTCTTAAAGCTGTTCCTTTGTTTATATCTACAAAGGGTGCTTCGTATAACTCGCTTACGTTATCGTATATTGAAAACATTATTTTATAGTTTTCTTGTTCTTTCATGATACATGCTCCATGAGGTTTATAATATATAAAAGTTAACATAATATATATTATGTGTTGGTTAGGTGTTTAACAAGTTAAGTACTATTTTGATACTTGTCAAGCGTCTATTTCTCTTAAACATTCTCGTAGTTTAAGTTGTTTTACTTCTTCTATTTCTTTTAACCTTTTATATTTTGGATCTTTGGGATTTTGATCAACAAAATCCAGTGTTTCTTTTCTTGCTTGTTTTATTTTTTCCATTTTTTCAGGGTATTCCATTTTATATAATTCGTCAAAATATCTAGGGGGTTTCATTTTGATACCGTTACCGTTAACTATAAAGTCGTTTGGATACCAGTTATGTTTATATTTTTGATAGGCATCATAGCCTATTCCATTCGCTCTGCTCATGGTGCAATAAACTTCGTTTATTTCTGACACCTCTCCTGTATCTTTATTTATATGTATATTTGTTGCTTCGCCTTTTATTTTTTTTGTTACATACCTCGCTGTATAACTCGCAGTGTCGAAATTTAATTCGCCTACTGTTGTGTGTCCCCTCCCCCATAGGGAGGTTAATTCTGTACTTTCGTACAACGGATACTTATCAGATCCGTATTTTTTTACTTTATTGTTTTTATGTTTTATTCTGAAATCATGTCCAAATATTAATGCATGATAGTGGGGTCTATAGTTTTTTTCACCGTATTCACCACAGTGAAAAAACCTGATTGGTTTTTTGTAACGCTTCCTAAACTTTTTCATAAAAAGTTGAAAGTCGTTTACATCAACCGACCAAGGATTATTACGTTGTTGTAACATTTCGTTATTAAATGTTAACG